GTGGTGTGTGTGTGTGTGTTTGTTTTGGGTAGTTTTATTTGTTCGTATCTCAAACTATATCACATAACTATAAAATAACAATAACAATAAATATCAAATAAATTTAAATTCGTGACGGCTCCTTTCGGTACACCGTAGTTTTTCGTTATGCTTTAATACTAAGCTATTTATATACAAAAACAACAATATATACAAATGAATTACAACGCAGCAAGTAGAGCAGTGCCAGCTCCGCGTGCTAAGTCAAACAATCCTGGTCGGATTACATCGTTCCAAACAGCGCCACCTATTCGCTTAAGTGTGCTGCCCAATGTTTTGAGCCAATCCTTGAATGAATGTGGTCCAGTAAAATACTCTGAATTGACTGATGCTATAGCAATGGGTCGCAATACGCTAGCCGCTAAAGGCACTTGCGATTGCAGACACACTGAGTCATTTTGTTGAAACTCAAGGCTATAAGCAATGTCAACTGTTAGAGTAAAAGATGAACTTGATGTTGGTTGAACACCGAGAAATGATGTTGTCAACAATACAATAGGGACTGTCTCATCACTAGTGGGATAGTAGACATTACCAGTTGCAGTATTGGATACAAATGGCGTTCCGTTAGTACCAGGGAACACTTGGTCGAGTGCTGCCTCAAGACCTCCTGCTGGTATAACTGGAAACGCTGCTGCTTGTGAGGCTTCATACAATAGAGTTCTAATTTCTGCAAGTGCTGACTGCTGAGATGCGTCCATTGTGGCAGCCGCAATTTGAACAGACTGATTAATTGTTTGTAATGTCGTAGGAACATCAAACGCCCAATTTTCATCAGTTTGCCCTAAATAACGGATTTCACAGCCTGGACTATCTTGTGTAGTAGTCATATGCTTGTACTTGCGTGCAAATGTTTCCATATTTGCGAACGTTGTATACTGCTCAGGTGATGCATCAGTCACAATTGTCATTGGTGTGCCAGATCCAGCGAGGATATTGGATGGTCCAGTATTTGATTGGAACCCGTACATGTCGAGTGAACTAAAGGCATTAGCAGGGTAATTAACCCTGCAAACACCAGCAGTATATCGACATGGAACCGAATTACTAACCAAAGAACCATAAATACCACCATTTACTGTCAAATAAATGGGATTCCACACTTGTGAAAATTGCAATGCACCTGATCGTATAAACGAAGGTTGTGGATAAACAATCTGCGAATTGAAACTAGTGCCGTTCCATTGCTGATAGCCATAAGCATACATTCCAATAATAGCTTCTCCATTATCGAGAACGCTACCTCCTGCGGACAACGTAGATCCTGGGAATGGTACTATAATAACAGAGTTGGTTGGGTACCACTGACTTGTTATTTGGCCTGATGTAAACGCAACAGCTGCTGGAGCAGGAATAGTTATTTGCTGAGTGCTGCGAATCGGTATGCAAGAGGTAGGGGTTCCTCCTCCTGGTCCACGACTGCAGCTAAGGTTTTGCTCGTCCAATAAGTACTTATCGGGTTCAAGCAGAAGTGCTGCGAACTGAGCAACTTCCTCAGGCATTCCTCCTCGCTGAGAGCGGGGCATTTGCGTTTGTTTCTTAGCCGTTTTGGTTTTGGCTTGCTTTTGTTTTGCTTGTTGTGACATGGCATGAATAATAATATCAAATTAAGCTCAATATAATTATATAGTGAACGAACGGGCTAGAGTACTAGCCGTGCTAGCCCTTTACACACACACACACACATTATTGCCTTCTGGCTCCTCGTGGTGGATTGCGTCCACCACGACCTTGACGTCGGGGTTGAGATTGCCGATTATTATCAGTACGAGTCCATACTGTGTGTGTTCCTGTGTTACGCTGTACGCCTACTACTCCTGGAGCAAGTACGCGTTGTTCGACCGCAGCGTTTGGTGTACCGGTGACGACCGCCTGAGCAATTAACTGAGGGTTAAATTCAGGACCAATTGGCCGTACAGTAGGAAACTCCTCTACTGGTTTTGGTATAGGTACATCTTTTGCACAGTAAAACTCTCCACGGTAGCATACTGAGAATTTTGGTGCAGCAATCTCTTCCTGAGAGACTACAAACTTAAGTCCCAACACTTGTGCAAGCGAAGTGCAACTTTCAATTGCGTTCTCAAACGACATAATTGCATCAGGTGTTGTTCCAAATCCTGACGCAACAACAACAATGTCGTCATACTTGTTATCACAAGGTTTAAATGTAGCATCAAACTGTGACCACCAAGGAGTATCATGATGTAATACTGCTGCCCAACGCTCTAGTTGGGGAGCAGCACTAGCCATGGTGAACTCCACAATTTTCCTTGACCATGCCGTCAGGATGGAGGTGTTTTGGTCCGTTTGGAGGTATGCAATTGCCTTATTATATAAAGCAACCTCCAAGGGCACCTCAGGTGGTGTAGTTGACATATGTAATTTATGGACTTGTCGTGCAACGTCTGCTGTATTGACGTCAGAATGCCAAGGATCCAGCCAAACTCGACCAAGAAATGGGAGTGGCATGCCCGCTTGGATTATGTCAGCTTTTAAAGTAAAGCCGAATGCTTTGTACGTATCAACTAAGCACTTAGGATCTAAATCGTAATTGACAGAGTCATCTCCGCCATAGAAACCTAACCTATTCCAAGCTTGTTTGGGTTCATTAATGGATCTTCGCAGCGCAACATAAGACATATTAGCGTTATTCAATGTATTTCCAACACTCGTATCAGGGGAACCAGACACACGCGTATCGCCTGTATCATACTTTATACCAAAAGCAGTAAATGCTGTAGCATTACGCTCAGCTACCAATAAACGCTCTAGTTCTGGTGTATATTTACTGCCAAAGTACCGCTTATAACAAGCTAGTATAACTGCAGTCTGGATTGGGCCGCATGTGCCATCAAATCGCGAAATATCAGCTGATACTGCGAATTTTGACGACTGTGTGCGCAATCGTACTGCTTCTGTTAGTTCCTGAGGGTTGTGGCCAAATGCATACCATGGAGTTTTCTTAAGTACCTCCGCCATTGCTAACGTATATGTGGACAATCTCACTTTATGATCAGTCGTAACCGTAGAGATGTTGCGTGGGTCAGTCATTTTCCCATACGCTTCTCGTTTCATAAATGAAGATATCCAAAACTTAGCAATATAAAAGTAATGCTTGGCTTGTTGATACATTGACCGCTGATTTGGTCGCTTAAACTGTTCTTGCACTCGTTCATAATCAACTGGACAACCAGTACCTGCAATATCATCAGGTATTAGCAGCCTGATGAACTCATTCAAACAACGATATTCAAATGGTTTATTGCGGAAAGTGGTGTTATTCCGAGTTGATTGTACTCGACCCATGATACACTGGTAATCTGAATTATACCCTTTAGCTGGGGCATATCCATATCCGTATCCCGGAAACAATACTCTCATAGTGGGAACTAATTCCTCAAATATGAGTGGATAAGCCGGTTGGAAAGTAACGTTCTTCGCGTTAACCAACGTCTGCCTATCAGTTTCTGGTAGGACGCGCCAGTGCACCATCGCAAGTTCAGTCATGTATGTAGCTGCTGTTTTGACATTCGGGTGAATGTATGAATAGCCATTTTCATTTTCAGCTGTGTCGAACCAATGAATGATTCTTTCGACATTACCAATAGCGATATCCTTTGACACACGTAACGTGGAGTAAACAGTCTCCAATGTTGTTGCATCAACCGTAACACATGTAGTTTGACCAGGCCAACTGATTGAGTAATACTCTTGGGTTGGTATGGTTTTGATATTACGGACACACTTCATAATATTGACGCGTTTATGAAACGTCGAATCAATGTTATGAGTAAACTCTCTCCGTTTGGGAAAGGCCCCTGACCATAAATGCCAAGCATAAACGGTGGCCTTGTATTCCAAATATACAAGACGTCTTGTGGGGTCTTCAGGTACAACGCGGTGGTCAACTCGATAAATTAGAGTTCCATACCACCTATGTACATGCAACACGTCCGTGTTATAATCCCAGAGAGGATGTGTGTAAGGTGCGTTGCCTAGTAGCATCATAGTGACCATATTGTTATCGCTGCTATAAACACCATTCGGTATGGTGCCTGCTGGTTCAACAGGAGCAAACGTATATAACAACACGTCATGGCCATCTAGGTAATCGCCAATATTGGTGTAATAGTCTACGTCAATCATTTTGTAAACGACATTGCGTGGAGTGAAGTGAATACCAGTTGATTTCTGAAACATATCACGTATCCAATAGTAATCACGAGTACCACCATATCCTGCACGTTCATCAGCATGTGAACGGGATATGGACCAGACCTCCTTACCCATAGTTAATATGAGTTGGTCTAATGCGTGATCACAAGCAGATCGAATAACTGCTGCTTGTGGATGTGGGGTATTCTGGGGATTTCCAAATACTACTTCAAGATCTCGGAACATGGGGCGATAATCTGTATTGCATCTTACCGTGCATAAATCCAACACTTTAGAAAATATTGGTACATGAAATATCTGCATCCATGTTCCAGCAACAATAACCCAAGATGAGACATGAGCTATTTTATGAAGTATGGAAGTTTCTCCCACACTCCAGCGTGTAATTGCTGGGGCTATTGAGGCTACCACCAAGTCGCGTACTTGGGAGCCAGTCACCGGAGCCGACCCTGCATTAAGTGACAAACACAGGGGGCTGAGTGCGAGGCTGGTTCTTGCAATATCTATAGCAGTTCCTGCACGACTACTGCACCAGTCTATCGCACTCTTGAGAACCTTCCCAACGTAGTGGGATGGTTCACTGGCTAGAACGCATGCTAGCCAGTTTTGTTGATATCGCACAACAAAAAGCGGGTCGTAAAGAGCACCATAGGCTTCCATAATTGAAGGTTTATATAATTTGCGGATCAGGCGTTATATAGCTAACCAATTCGGGGGGGCGGGG